TGGGGGGGGGGCCCGCCAGGGGGGGAGGGGGTGGTTTCGCCCCCTGCCGCCCCGAGGGCGGCGGGGGATGTCAAAAATTTTCGTCCAAAAACTGCCCCAGCTTTTCCGCCGTCATTTCAAACACATCGTCTCCCGCTGCGAGGTTCGCCCGTTGCATCCAGTCTTGGGCAACGCCGCCTTTTCGGTCTAGCATAAACGCAACGCCGGTGTTTCGCTCTTTCCGTTCTTTTCTCATCCCCCGCGAATACACATTGACGCGGTTTTCAAGCACCTTATACCCTACCGTTTCCCTAAGCTGCGCGGTATCAACCAAACCCTCCATCTGAATCGTCCCGATTTGATATTCCTCCATAATCCGCCCGGCTTCCGGCAGCGCTGTTTCGCGCATCCTGTCCCGCGTCTTCTCCGGCAGCTTCCCAATCTCCAGCGCCATCTTCAAAAACGCATCCCCCAGCTCCCCCTTATAATCCATAAAACCCTCTCATCTCCTCCGGTATATCGGCTTCGGAAATATGCTGCTCGGTCACCACGGCGAAAAACCACGCCGGGTCTTGGCGGTCGATGGCGTCCGGGAGGATGCCTTTGTGACGGAAGAGGTCGGCGTACATCATGGTGATGGCGTCGCCTTGGAGCAGCTTTGTTCCGCTGCCTTGTCCGCTCACGGCTTGGGCGGCTTCTCGGTACCATTGGCTCACCTTGTCAAACAGCGCCGTCAGCTCTTCCGATGGCAAGGATAAAATTTCCCCCTCTTCCCGCTCGCACAAATCACAAACGCCCGCCAACGCCATTTCCAACGCCCGGTTCCCGCTGCTCTCCCGCCCCGCCGCCGTCATCACCCGATAACACTTCATATCATACGGACGGGACAAAACCTCGCCCAGTTTAAGCCGCTTCAAATCGCATCCCCCTTCAAACGCTGATATACGTATTCGGAATATCCGGCAAAGTCCCCTCACTCAACTTCAGCACCACGAGCGTATTCGCCACGCTTGCCCGTCCCCAGTACACCGCGTCGCCCACTTGTACGGCGTCGTAAGCATAGCCGTTCGCCATGACCAGAGCCGTTCCTTCGTCCGTGAGGGGATTAAACAGACACATCCGGTTATGCTGAGTGGAGCCGGTGCCGAAGTATATCAGCCCGTCTTCCTCGTACTGTCTCGGACGCGACCATATCCCCTCGGGCACGGGTATCAGCTCAATGGCATTGGTGAGGGTGTTGAACCGAATGACCGTATCTCTTACGTCTCCCGGAGACAGGTAGATGTAATTCCCCGCCACCCAAGGGTGCGCCCACTCAGCATCGGAGATGTTGTAACGGCCTGCCACCGTGCGGGTATCGGTGTCCCACTTGATGACTTCCGCGTCGCCCACGTTGGGGCCGTTCGTGAAGTACAAATACCGCCCGACTTGAGCGGGTCTGCCAAATCTGCCGTCCTCTGTAATGTCCGGCGTGGGTATCAGCTCCGCCCGCTGTGTGCGGGTGTCAAAAAAGCCTATCTTGAACCTGTCGGCTACGGCGGCGCTCGGCCCGGCAGTACACCAAATGAACGGGTCGTCGTTGGCGCTCTTCGCCTCGAAGTTCGCCCAGTTGAACAGCGGAACCGGGATTCGGACGGCTTCCAAGTTTACGGTATCCAGCCGTCCAATCGTGTCCGTTCTGCCGGAACCGCCGTAGTAAATGTCCGTCCCCACCGGCACGCCGTGATACCAATATCCCGACGGCACGCCGATGTTGGACATCTGCTGTGTGCTGGCGTTGAACGAGGCTATGGACGTTCTTATCGCCGTGCTTGCCCCGGAGTAGTAAATCGTGTGGCCGACCTTGCAGGATGTATAAGACGTCGCCAGCGGCGCGGGCGTCATGTTTATCGAATTGGGCTGCAAGTCGCCGACGGGCAGCTTTTCTCCGAAAATCTCCATCAAGCCGGTGTGCGTCGGGTTGATTGGCCCTCCGTCACAGGCCACGACATTATCTCTCTGCATCTCATAAGGCTCGGCTGACCGTACCGCCGTCGGGTCGGCATAGCGGCTGTTTAGTCCCTCGGTATACTGTACCAAGGTGCCGGACGGCAGACCTATCCGCTTTATCTCCAAATCGAAATCGGAGGCTCTGATGATTTCGGTCGTCTTTCCCCTGTCGCGGATGGAGCGGGCGAGGTCGTCTAGGTAGTTCGTCAGCGTATCCGTTCTGGCCATACTCAGAACCCCCCCTGCAAGGCGGAGCCGATAGCCAGCGCGATTCTTTCATCCACCCAGACTTTACCGGCAAGGCCTCTTTGCTCTTCCGCCAGCGCGTTCAGGTTTTCAACAGCGTCCGAAACCTCCTGTTCCAGCGCGGTCAGGTCGTCTTGCGACGCTTTGCCGTCAATCAGCTCGCGCAGCGCGGCGGTCAGATGGTTATATCCCACCGTCCCGGTCAGCAGGGTTGCGCGGATGGTGTTGCCTGCGGTGGTGATTTGGATGTTGTCTCCGGTGGAGCCTTCGTATACGTCAATCAGGTCGGTCAGCGGGACGCGGATTTCGGTTCCGTCCGCTTTGACAAAGACCAGCTCGCTTGTCGCGGGGTCGAAGTCTAAGCCCAGCTCACCCGTCAAGCCCTCCAGCGGCAGGTCGATGACCAACTTCTCCCCGTCCTGTGTCGTGAAGGTGAGCGTGTATTCGTCTGCATCCCATTCGGGCAGGCCGACAAAGCCGTTGACAAGCTGCTCCAAGGCGGTAATCGCGTCTTCGGCGTCCGAAATGTGATTGCCGTGGATTGTGAGGGCTGATTTTACAAACAGGTCGAAGTCCCTGAATTGCTGTAGCCATGTCGTATGGTTTTTCGCCGTTATTGACGGGGGATTTTCTCTTGGCGGGTTTTCCAAAATGGAGCGTGTCCCTATGCGGCTGTCCGTCACAGCCCCGGGGTTTATTTCGCCCTCTTGTATCGGCTCGGTCGTAAAATTCCGACCCGGTTCCGCCGGGGGCAGGTTTTCTATTTTCTCCACCGCCGCGTCAATCTGCGCTGCGGATGATTTCAAATCAATGTAATCAGCCATGTTTTTTTCCTCCAGAAAAAAAATTAGATGTAAGATGTAAGATTAAAGAGCCAAAATATCTTATCTCTTCTCTCTTAAATCTTTACTCTTAACACTGCGCCTGAATTGTCGCGCAGTATCGCGCCGGAGCTATCGCGCAGAATCTTAAACCCGCTCGGCGGTGCCGGCGGCGTTGGCGGTTTTCCCACCAAAATCACCCGAACAAACGACCTTTTAGGATATACCGTCATTGTCCTCACTCCCTACGGGGCGGCACAGGCCGCCCCAAAACATTCCCCTCCTTGGAGGGGTGGCGCACCGCGCCGGGGTGGTTTCGACGGGCGGCATATATGCCGCCCCTACAAACCGTCCTTAACTATCAACTATCCACTGTCAACTATCAACTGCCTACGCCTCCGGCGTCCAGTCTTCCGCTCTCCAGAGCGGGTCTTCCAAAAGCTCTTCCTCGATGATTTTGGGCGTCAAGCCTTCGGGGAAGTCGTCGCCGTCTGTTTCCAGCAGGTACTCGTACTTTCCGCTGTGAATCAGCGAGGCAAGCCCCAGCGTCAGCACCTCGGTTTGGAAGTTGATGGTCGCGCCCTGCGTTTCGGTCGAGGTGTCGCCCGGCGCGGGCTTGGCTTTGTAATACACCTCGTAGCGGTACGCTCCGTTGGCTTTTTTCTTGCGGAGCATCACCGCCATTTCGATGGGATTGAGCTGCCCCACCGTCATGCCTCCGGCTTTGTATTCCTGCCCCATCCATTCCGCCTTTGTGACCAACGGCAGACCCGCCAGCCCCACGGTCAGGATGCGGTCGCCGTACTGCGACGCGGTCACATACACGCTGTTGTCCGCGTGCAGCGCCGCCGTCTGCACGTTGTTGGCAAGCCCCACGTTGACAAGACCGGGAATGCGTTCCGCTTTCCCGTATTCCGCCGGCTCGTCAGCCGTCTCCTTCATCAGCTTGGCGTAGTGAAACCAGTCACACCCTATCATCGGCATCGGACGCCCGTCCGGCCCGGTCATCATCACAATGTTGTTATCCGGCATCGTCTTCTCCTCCTTCATCGTCGTTGCCATTCCCCTCCTCGGAGGGGTGCCCGCCTACGGCGGGCTGGGTGGTTCCGTCCCCCGGCTCTTGGCTCTTATCTCTTCCCTCTTGGCTCTCATCCCTCGGCCCGTCTTTCCCCTGCCCACTTCCGCCGGAAGGGGGTGGCTCCGCAGAGCCGGGGGATGTCCCGCCCGGGGGCGGCGGTGGCTCGGCAGCCTTCGCTTCCGCCACATAAGGGCCGCCCGCAGCCGTTTCCAGCTCTTTCAGGCGCTTGGCGGTCACGTCAATCTCGGTGCCTGCCTGATGGACGGTCTTGGTTTTCTTGTCGCGGAAGGTCTTCAAAACGGTTACTTTCATACCTCCGGTACCTCCTGCTCGATTCTCACGCGCAGCGCGGCGGGTTCGAGGTTGCGGATATCGGCGTAGACAAAGGCGTTCTCATCCAGCGCCCGCCCGTTGCCGTACAGTTTGATTCTGTATACCCGCTGGTCTTCGAGGAAACGGTACTCGTCCGAGTATTCCAGCCGGCCGCCGCCCGTTCCGGCGCCGATGCCCATGAAGTAACGGTTCGCGATACCGAACACCGCGTAGCCCTCCGGCATAGCGCCGCTCTGCACCACCGTTATGGGGTATGGCATGGCGTTTTGGGTAAACGTACCGTCGGCGGCGCGGGGCGTCACACCGGGGAATACTTTGAGATAGTAGTCCTTGGGGTTGACCACCATCAAAATCCTCGGCACGGCGCGGCGGTAGCCGTTCCGCCCCACAGACAGCTTTTCGAGGATAACCCCCACGCTCTCCGGGTCGATGGCAGTCACCGCAATCGGGGTCTTGCGCGGGAACACGCCGCCGCTGTCGCCGGTCAGGCGGCGGGTCATGCCCAGTGGTTTACCGTTCCCGTCGCCGTCCACAATGGCTTTCTCCAAGCCGTTGGCGAGCTTATCCAGCATGATGGAGCGCACAAAGCGGTCGAGCCATACCGGGCCGAGGTCTAGGTATGCGTTGAAGACCGCCATAAAGGCGGAGAGCTTGCGGAGCTTCAGCTCTTCCATTTCAAACGCGCCGCTCAGTTCGGCGGTAATCTTCGCCGTCAGGTCGCCCCAGATGGCCTCGCCGTCGCTGGTGGCGAGATACATCTCAATCAGCGCCCCGGTGTTTTGGAAGTTGATTTCGCTCAGCAGCGGGTATGTGTCGGTCAGCTCCTCGAAGACGCGGTCGATGATGGTTGTCGGCATCACCAGCTCCACGTCCTCCAGCGCGGCCTTAATCCCGGCGGGCGAGTTTTTCATCGCGGCGGCGAGCTTGGTGTAATACCGCGTTTCCTCCGAGGTCAGCGTGTTGCCGCCCCGCGCCAGCAAAATGTCCTTGTCGCTGGTTGCCCGCGCCTCTTCTCCCTGCATTTCGGCCTTGATGTTTTCGCAGAGCGCCGTCATGCTGTCATAGACCGCCCCGGCAAATCCGGCGGTGTCGTCCTTCTCCGCCTGCTCCTGCGCCAGCGCGACAAACTCGTCGCGGCTCTTTGCCGCAAGGTCAAGGTTTTTCATGTTTCCCATTGGTTTTTTCATCCTTTCTGTTTTTGGTGTGGTATTTTCAAGAATTTTTGCAACGCTGTGATATTGTTCTGCCCGCCTGAGGCGGGCGGAATGGTTTCCGGCAACGCCGTGGTTTTGTTTTGCCCGCCTGAGGCGGGCAAAACGGTTTCCGGCAAAGCATCGTCATTCCCCTCCTTGGAGGGGTGTCCGCCTCCGGCGGACGGGGTGGTTCCATCCCCCGCTCTTGGCTCTTGGCTCTTCTCTCTTTCCTCTTGTCTCTTGGCTCCAAAGAGCCGCGAGATGCTCGCCGCGGCTTTTCCCGCGCCGCTCCGTGCCACGGTGGCGAAGCCCATTGTCAGCGCGTCATCGGCGGACAGCCATGTTTCGGCGGACAGCATTTCTTCCAGCTTCTCCGCGTCCACGGCGGCGTTATCCAAATACACGGCGTTCACGGCGGCGCTGATTTTTTCAAGGTCTTCCGCCGCCTTGTGAAGCTCCGCGTCATTCCCCCGCGCCCAAGTCCAAGGCTTGTGAATCATCAGCAGCGAGTAGCTGTAAACCTCCCGCTCGTCCCCGGCCATGAAGACCATGCTTGCCGCCGAACAGGCGAAGCCGTCCACCGTGGTTTTCACCGTCACGCCCTCGGCGGATTTCCTCCGCAGCGCCGAGTAAATGGCAAGCGCCTCCGCCACCTCCCCGCCGTAGCTGTTAATCCGCACATGGATTGTCTTCGCGTCCGAAGCCGCCAGCGTCTTGGCAAGCGTGTAGCTGTCAACATCGCTCTCTATCCAAGGCCAGCTCGTGATGTCGCCGTAGATAAACACCTCCAAAGCCCCGTCCGTTTCCGCCAGATTATAATATTTCATCTTCCTCTCACCCCCTTTCGTACAGTTGATAGTAGGGGCGCACACTGTGCGCCCGCCGTCCCCGCGCCGGGAACGTCCCCAAATTGTCAATTGTCAATTGTCAATTGTCAAACACTCTCACGCCGCCCAAGACTTCCCAATCCATTCCCGGGCCCGGCGTTAGTTCGGCGTCCATTGTGGCGGCGGCGGCTAGGGCCATGAAGCCGTCTGTTTTTCGGGTGCGCGGCTCGATTTTTCCGTAGGTGTATACGCCGCGGCGTTTGTCCGCCTCGGTCTGCATCATCCGCACGTTGTTGGTGTACCAGCGCATCAAGTGGTGGTCTTCGCCCCACGCGATTTCTTTTTTGACAAACCATCCGTCAATCAACGGCACCACCGCGCCAAGGTCGCTCGGTCTGACCGTCTTAATCGGGCGCGGCGCACCCTTCGCGGTTGAAAATCCGATGCCCTCTAAAGCCTGACGGTAGACGGAAAATCGGTAGTAGTCCAGCGCCACGGCGCGGATGTTGTAAAATTCCGCGACCGATTCCACCCAACCCACCACCAGCTCCGGCGGTATCATCTCATCATCCACCGGCGTCAGAAGCCCTTCCTCGGCGGCGCGTTTCCAAGGATATTTCAGCTTTTCCAAGTCCGGCGACCGCAAGCAGAGCCAAGAGTGCGTAATCCAGCATCGCAGACCGTCTACATTAAACCAAAGCCCGGCGGCGGCAAAGTCCCTCCGACTGGTGGCGTCGATTCCGGCGATGCAATCCCGCCCCTGCAAATCCGGCAGCGGCTTGCAAGCGGCCTTGATGTTATTCCAGCTCGCCACGCACACTTCCGGGTTGCCCTCCGGCAGATTAAACCGCTTGGTCATAAACGCCGTGTTGGTGTTGGGGCTGCGCTTCCATTCGGCATACTTTTTCCCGTATTCGGCGCGGAGCATCGGCATATAGGGCAAAGATGGGTTCGCCTTTTCCCATAGGGCAGGGTTATGCACCTCGTCCGGTTTATCCAGTTTGCAGATAAACGGCAGAAAGCCGCCGTCCGGCTGCTCTCCGCGCAAAATCTCGCCCATCTGCTCCAGCATTTCATCCAGCGGCCCGTCCCGCACATCCCCGTCGGTCGTCACATACATCTCCCGGGGCGTCCTCTGTCCTTTACCAAGCCCGGACTTGAAAACTTCAATGTTCCGCCAGTCTTTATACTGGTGTATTTCGTTGAATACTATCATTCCCGAACGCATCCCGTCCCGGCTGGACGGGCTGTTCGTCCTCCCCTTCATCACGCCGCGCAGCTTCGCGCCCATTACCTGCTGTTTCGTCCAAGAAAAGTGCTTGCGCAGCTTGGCGTTCTGCACATTCTCCAAAACGTCAATCACGTCGTTCATCGGGCGCATGGCCTGCTCTTCAAGATTCGCGCAAATATCTACGTCATAAAGCATAAGCCCGCTCGCCGGGGACAATACGCAAAAGCTCTCAAAAGCGATAAACCCGTCCTTTCCCGCTCCCCGCGCAATCATCATAAAAAGGTTCGGCCATCGCGGCAGCCCGTTTTCCTTAAACGCGCACAAATGCAGGGCAATACAAAACGTCTGCCACTCAAACAGACGCTCAAACGGAAAATATTTTTTGTAACTAAGGTACTTCTCCA